AAAATCAGACAGTGATGAAACAAATGTAACAAAAGATCTTATGAAAAAATATGGGATTGACAATGTTCGTGGTGGAGCTTATTGTCAACGAGATCTTCCAGAGTTTGTCCATAAAACAATTGAACTAGAACAAAAAAGCAGTTCAGATTCATGTTATAAATGTGGACAAAAAGGTCATTTTGCTAAGAATTGTATTGAAGAAGATGAAGAATATGTTTGGGAATGTGATCAATGCGGTTGTCAATTTGAAAATGAACATTCTGCAGAATATCATTCAAAATACTGCAGAGTAAAGCAGCCCAGTACACAGTATCCTAAGAAACAATCGGGTAATTGTTATCGTTGTGGACGATATGGTCATTATGCGAATCAATGCTATGCAAAATCAACTGTTGAAGGAGATTATTTGGACAGCGACGATGATTAAGAATAAAAATGGATTCATAAACAATCTTTTTTAATTCTATCAAAAAATGGAGATTTATACTAAGCAAACGCTACACGATGCTTACATTGAAGGAGCAAAAGACATTGCTTGTTCAATTATTGAGAACGTGTACCACCAAGCTAAATTTCAACCTGGTAACACAACTTATACACTGAGCATGCATATTAATAAGTGCATTGCAGACAAAGTTTATACTTCTGTAAAAGATGCGTTTCCAGATTCAAGTGTTGTGCTTACATTTGCACTTGATGTAGAATGTAACAAAGGAAGAGCAACGTTTACAGTTGACTGGACGTAAAATGGATTAATCAAACTATTTTGATCCCTTTTTCAATAAAATGGAGAAACGCGGTGTTTACGTGTTTTACAACCAGTGCATCCATGACAGTCTTCCACCGCATAACCTTTTGTTTAAAATTGGTGGGGGAGATATTGCACAACGATTTGTGGATGCTCAAAAAACGCAGGGAACCTACATTCCGTACGGATATGAAATTTTGGCTGCAAAAATTATTGGAGAGGATTGGCAAGTTTATGAAAAGAAACTTCACGACAAATTTGCTCGTCATCGGATTCTTCCGCAACTTGGAAGTGGTCTTGGAAAAGAATGGTTTCGAAATTTGACACCCGAAATGATTTTGCACGAATTGGACAACATTCCAGGAGAGTATTATGCTCCTCCAGTAAATGGAAACAGCAAGGCGGAAATCCAAAGAAAGTGTATTGATGTTGGTGTGCCGGATTCGTTTGAGTATTCTCAAATGAAACAACCCGATTGGCTAGAGAAACCTTGGGGAGAGAACCCCGTGGACGCATTTGCATTCTTCAATCCAACTGCTACTCGAATGAGCAAGGAAGACTTTTGTCAGCTGGTCTTTGAAGAGAACGGCGTCAGAACACGCTCGGACTACGAAGAACTTTTAAATAGCAGTAAAGGACTTCCAACCCTGCGACAGATCGCGGATGGCTATTTTGGAATCCCTGTAACATTTCTCGACTTGAAGGAGGAGTATATGCCTTCTCGGAGACGTGGATAAATTAATTTGATATATATCAATTTTTTAATGATATATATCAACAGTTTACAGACAAAAAACGGATAGAAGTACAAGAAGTACAGAAATGGTAACTCAAATGGATTCCTTTCGCAACGCGATCAGTACGATTCGAAATGTCCTTCGCAGGCATTCGATTTCGGATATGAACAGTATGCGAACGGTTGGAATCTACTTTACAGCACGATACATTGATGAAGCCATGGCTACCAAGCTTGGAATTGATCCGAAACTATCGTGGCAATCTTTGTACCAATTGTGTGAAACTGGAAAGATGGACGAATCCCTTGAACTCTTCAAGGAAAAGCTTCTTCCAGCTCTCGACAGCAAACTATCGATTTATAAGTTTGCATTTGATCTTACGAACGCGCATAGTCATCGTATGATTATGAATGCGGTTTATGATGTCAATATCAAAGAAATTGAAGCAATTACAGATATTCTAGGACTTATTTATGAAATTCATCTTGAATCAGGGAGTGGAAACAGTCGAGATCTTGGCCAGTTCTTTACAGACAGAAATGTGTGTAAGTTCATGGTTGATCTTGTAGAACCGAAACTCAAGCGCAAAGGCGTACCTGAATCAATGTGTGACCCGACTATGGGCACAGGTGGATTCCTAAATATGTACGTTGCAAAACTGAAAGGTCACAAAATTGACTGGAGTGTACAACATCAACAGATTCACGGATGTGATACTGATGAGCGTGTTGTAGGTCTTGCAAACATTAATTTGTTTCTTGAAACTCAAACGTTGTTTACAAATCTTGTAAAACGCGATTCAATCCAACTCGGACTTCCGATGACGCAATATGATATCATTCTTGCGAATCCTCCGTTTGGTATTGATGGAATTACAAATAAAAATGCTCATACGTCAATTCAGGCGATGAAACTGCCTGGAGAACATTCTGAACCCGTATTTCTACAGCTTATGATGGCACACCTAGCTCCGGGAGGACGCTGTGCTGCTATCTTTCCAAACGGGTTCTTTCAAAACAAATACGCAGATCACGTAGCAACTCGAAAGCATCTTGTTGAAAACTTTAACGTGAAAAAGGTCATTCGATTCAATTCAAATGTATCCAAAGGACCTAAACGTGGATCTGTGAAACAAGCCAAGTTCTTTGTTGGAACTGGCGTTCAATGCTCGATTTTGCTATTCGAAAACAACCTGAAAGTCAAAACGACTGACATTGAATTTTACGACATGAAAAAGACCGAAACTGGACTTGAAGAACCTGTTCTAATTCGAACGGTTTCTCGCCAGCATCTCGATTCTGCCTTCTCACTCGATGTATCCAAATATATGGACACTGATGTAGACCCAGACGTTCCTACTTTGGAATCACTGTGTAATTATGAGAATGGCAGAACAATCAAAGGAGGAAATCCCAACGCGGGATCCTATCCGATCATGGGAGGCGGAACAACGTACAACGGATTGAATACCGAGTATAACCGTGAACCCAACACAATCACTATCAGCAAGAGTGGAACCGCTGGACATGTGCATTGGCACACACAGCGATTCTGGGCTGGAGATTGTTTTACAATTGAAACTAAAAATCCAGATGTACTTGACAATCGTTACCTGTATTATTATTTGGACACTCATCCTGATCTTATTCTGAGTCGCCGTACGGGTAGTACGGTTCCCCATTGCAAATGGGAAGATATCCGAAAGCTTCCTGTAATTGTACCTCCGATTGAGGTGCAGAGGAAAGTTGTAGAAGAAATGGACGATCTGTACCAGAAGAAAAAGGAAGGAGAAGAATTTCTACGCTCGTTTGGAACTCTTTCCAAGAGAAAGTTTGACGAGTGTGTATAAAAATGGATTTGTGAACTATATCTTTTTTACAATTTACTAAAATGGCTGATCTACCTATTCGTGAACTTTCTGATTTCAATGACAAGACGTTTGTACGCCATATTATTGATAGTCATAATTCAGTTCGATATGGTGTGATCGATAAAGATAAAAATGTAGTTCTCTGTGAAGGAAAGGAGTATTCTCTGAATCAATTTGCATTTACTCATCTTCAAAAACACAATCCAGATCGCAAGAGCGTAAATGCATGGGCAGAATGTGAGTGTCAACTTGGAGGATACTGGGTATCAATGGAACGAATTAAGAAGTATTGACGATAAAACGGATTTATACATCACGTTTTTAACTGAAATAAAAAGTTATCATGGACAGAAAGGAGCGAGTCAACAAACTTGTAAACTTAGCAAGGTTTAACATTGCTAAGTTTAGAGCTGATTTTAATATGGTAAGTGCGGATTATACTTTGAAATACCATAGATCAAACAGTCAGGATGAAATTGATCCGAATCATGAATTTTCTCTGTATATGGAAGCGTGGAATGTGTATGTGTCAACAGAGAAGCCAAAACTTCCCAAACCATTCAAACAACGTCCTTACAACGTAATTCCCGAATCGCATAAGAAAAAGAGTAAAAATTTATACAATCATTTCCAGTCTCTACTTGAAAACGAGGATGCTAACTGAATTATGAAAACGAATTTATAAGTTGAATAAGTTCATATTTTTAAATGTCTAAACAATTATTTGATCGACCAGATATTTCTGGAGGAACACACGGGTCTCATTCTGTATATTGGGTACCGGTTCAAGTATTCAATACACTTCCAATTAAACGATGGAAATACAATAGACCTCCAGATGAAGACCGAGTAACAGAAATTCGAAACCATATGCTTTCAAGTGGACGAATGGATGGAATCATTTATTTAGCATGCGTTAACAATGATTTGGTTTGTTATGAATCAAATCATCGTCGAGAAGCTCTTAAAAACATACCTACACTTGCAACAATACTTGTAGATGTACTTTGGGACGCAACAAATGAAACTGTAAAACAAGAATTTATTAGACTTAATAAATCAGTTTCTGTTCCCGAATTGTATCTTTCAGATGATCCTTTAAAAGTTCAAGCAGAAATTCGAGAAGTAGTTGATCAGTTTTGTAAAAATTACAAAACGCATAAAGTGAATACAAATAAACCACAGCGTCCTAATTTTAATCGTGATAACATCACAGATGAATTTACTAGATTAATTCAAGAATGTCAAATTGATGTACAAGAACTTATAGTTCGTCTTGAAGCATACAACAAACGGCTTATGATCAAATCAAAAGATAAACTATCTTCAAAAATTATTGATAAATGTACAGAATCTGGACTTTGGTTGTTTGCGTGGAGCACACGTATCGATGAAAAGGAATTATGAATCAATTAACAAGTTTATCAATTGCATTTTTTAATGCTTGTTTCCACCTGATATTCAACTCATGATCTTCATCTAATGTAAGTTTATTTGAAAACCAGATGACATTTTTGATTTGAAGAATCCAGTGAAAGAATGGTTTCCACTCCTGAAACGCTTCTCCAAAGAATGTCCACGGTCTCATCGTACGAAGAGATTGTAGAATACCTCCTTGCAAAAATTGGATTCCGTGCTCCAGCGTTTTTTCTGCTTGAGAAACGGTAGCACAAGGACCGTATGAATCCAGGGCACAAACAACCAGTATTAGCCGAATAAATTGATAGAGTTCAGTGCTTTTGATTGTGATATCATCACTGAGATGTCCCTGAATTTGATTACCAAAAAAATCAACAATATCTTTGTTCGACAAGTTAAAATCAAACGTAAACTGTATTTTGTTCCACTTCGCGCTGTACTCCGCAAAAAGACTGTCCCACGTGTCTTTATCAAATGGCTGATCGCTATCCATATACACCAGCAGTTCCCTTGCTATAGAAACATGTTGGTTGATTATATCCATATTAAGTACACTATTTACCCTGTAAGTAAATACGTTTAGCACTAAACACTGCTAATAAATTCCCAATGAAGATACTCGCAAATCTTCTTCCATATGAAATCGTGGGCGATTAATCTATCTCTGCTTTTGAGCAATGGGAAATATACTTTATATTCATCTAATTCCAACAACTCAAAAAACTTGTACAGAATGTAGGAATAGCTCAAAAAGTTCGTCCGATCGTCGGGGCAATACAGCAGGAAAGGTGCCTGAATTTCTTGAAACATTGCACGAATCTTCTCCTCTATTTCGGGAGTTATCGTAGGAGGAGGATTGCCGTTGAGTCTCGACAGAATGTGAGTAGCGTGCTCGTAATACTTAGAACGATTGATCTTTTTCAGGATTTCACGGATGTCCTTTTCAGTCATTTCCGCGATATTCATGATTCGTCGTTTCTTCACTTCGGCAACTACTTCGTTCATCACTTCTTCAGGAATGATTGTACTTTCCTTTGCTTGGAACTGATTCAAGATTTCATTCAGGTGATTGATCTTTTTGTACGCATAATTGTTTCTCTCTTTGGGAGGATCTCGAAAACTGGGGAAATCCGAAACAACCATCATATACGCTTCTGATCCACAACTGGGACATACTAAAATTCCTTCTTCGCTGTTTTCTTCACGAGCTACGTTACAGGCTTCACAGTGTTCAGATATAACTTCTTTGCTGTCGTATCCTTCTTGGCCGGTGTTCAATTTCATACGAGTCGTGTACTCTTCGTACAAATACTTCTTTGAATGATTTGGTACGTCTGCAGTAACTTGTGATGAATTCAAGTATTTCAAAAAAGTGTTTTGATCAGCAGGATTTGTAGTAACGACTTGAGCTTTTTCTGCAGTTCCATAGTATTTCAGCATGATGTCCGCGTTTTTCAAATAATAATTTTGAATTGGATCTTCTTCATTAATCTTTTGACGCAATTCTTTCAAATCTTCTTTTAGTTTTGAGCATTTCAAAATGTCGGAAAGTTCATTTGAATCTTCGATTTCTACAATTTGAGTTTCCAGTTCATCGCATTGTTGTTCGAGAGTTTCCAAATTCGACGTATGGTGTTTTATAGAATTTACAACATTCTGATGAATTGAATCAAGAGTTCCGCTAACAATTTCGGAAGTTTTGGTCCGAGAAGATTCTCTGCCCTTTTTTATTCGAAAAATAGTTTCCATATACTTGTTCAAATTCATTTGCCTGAAAATGTTAAAAGAAGAATACCTGCTACAGCAACGAGCGTGGGGATTGCGGACATTTCACCGCTATTCGTAAATGACTCTTTGCTTTGAGCACACAAAGAAGGATCTACTTGACTACAGCTGTTTGTATCAAAATCAGGGGACAAATCGGGGGTTAAAAAGCGGTAGGGCGATCCGGTAGTAACATTGCACTTATAGCACTGGCAAGATGGGTTTCCATCTGTAGTTAGAGCGTTGAACAAATAGAGTGGATCTAAGCCTTCTATGTCTCCAACAATTCCAGGAATTAATCCATTCAAATCAGATGACAAAAATGACAAATCATTAAGTCCCTGGGGTACTAAATTTGATCCTGTCGACAAATTGTTAATAAAATTGTATCGAGACTGAGTAGATCCATCGGGTGCCACGCAAGTTCCTCCTGTGTTTACGTAATAGGCATTTCCAAGAGCAGGCCCTGTAATCATAAGTTTCACATAATCAGTTGCAGCTCCCAAGTTTGTAAAGATTTGGCCAAAGCTTCCATTGCTTCCAACTCCTTTCGAACTCGGACCAGGAACATTGTCCGCGTAGCTGTAGGACGGACCCAGAATATCATTTGATACATCTCCTGATTGTAAATTGCTCCAAAGAGGGTTTGCCCCCAAGTCTGCCATTATTCTTTAACGATGTTTTTTGATATAGTCTTGGACTTGTGTATGATACGTAGGATTCATCAGTGCGCAGGGACGTTGAAGTAAGATTGCCTTGGTAACAGATTCATAGGGATACCCCAATTTTAGGCACGCATACAATGTAGTTAAAAATCCAGATCGATTTACTCCCATTTGGCAATTGATGTACACAATTCCAACATCTGGATCGCGCAAAAATGTGTTAATAGAGTGTTCAAATTCAGGATACCATTCCGTAATATTTGCTTCAAACGAATCAACAGCGTTCAAGCAGACATAATTGTCACCAAAATGAGATTGAATTTGAGAAGGAATAGCATCTTCAAATGCACAGTTTACAATATGGGTAATGTTGTTCTTTCTTACGAATTCGTGATTTAAATAGAAGCCTGGGCCAAACATAAGTTTAGGGTGAACTTTTGCAGGAGGATCAATGCAGGGTCCTCGTGAATTACGTCTATATACCATAAACGGATCCATGCTTGTCTTACATACTTTGATTGAAAACGAATTTCTTGACCTTGGCATCTTATTCTCATCAACAAAAATGTTGTCAATCGAGTGCCCCTCTCACAAGTCCCTGCATAGGACGAGTCTCCATTATGCGGAGATTCGAAGGGGGAACAAGACGTTGGCAAGTTCAAGGAATAGGATTGGCAGTAGGTCTCGTGGTTGCGGATGGAGCGATCAGACACTACACGCTGAACGCGCTGCTGTGAAGGCTCTTGGAGATCTTTCACAACTTCGCGGTTGTACTCTGATCGTTGTACGCATTAGCAAGCAAAATGAAATGGTAAGCTCAAAGCCTTGCCACGATTGTGAGAAGTTTCTCAAAAAGTGCATGAAGTGCTATGGACTTCGAAAGGTGGTTTATTCCTGAAGTAAAAATATTTAATTATTTTTTTTTGACTTAAATACTACTTCAACATTTCCCCATTTGCGGTTAGGCGTATCATCTGGTTTGATGATAAACCGTTTGCCAGCAAGGTTTGCAATATGTTCATCCGAAATACTCTCATACCGTCTGCCAGTCAATTCAACAGATCCATCGTCCGCATACCAGGATACTTCAAAGTATATTTCGCAGTCCTCCCAGTGTTTGAACCAGGAATCTTTGGTGTCCCAATCAACGCTGAAGTGGTACTTAGGATCTTCGGGTGTCGGCAAGAGGCTCGCAATTTTATCGGAAAGGTGGATAAGTGCATTCCACCTTTCTTTTCCAATTTTTCTCAAATCTACAACAACACCATCTTCATAAAGTTCTGCAAGCAGTGTCTTTCGCTGTGGTGTTGACGACGAGCAACCCATTTTTGTAAAAAATTTTACCTTGTTTACAATCAATCCGTTTTTACACAAACATCATCTCCAGGGTGTCTGGAAAATTTTCGACGTTCACTTTCACCTTTTTATCAAGATACATAAGTCTTGCCTTGAGTGGAAGATTCTTTCGTGTCCACGGTGATAGAGTTAGGTATGGAACTTTCAAATCTCTCATAAACATATTGAAACAACAAAGTTCCCATACGACTACATCAACAACTGGTTTATTGCCACTGTCATCACAACCAACACCAATCATATTGCGAACCTCAAGAATGAGATGAGTATAGTTGATAGCGCCGATTCCAGGAAGTCCAGGGATATATGGATTGGAAAACTTCAAGCGCTCCTTGTTTAGATTGGTTCCATCTTTGCATGTAATATCAAACAGGTTCACTTTCTTTCCATCTACAAAGAATTGAATGCGAAGATCCTTTTCTGAGAAAAGTCTCATTGTAACTTTTTAGTAATGAATCGATATTCAACTTATAAATCCATTTTTGTATAAAAGTAAAAATCCAATATATTTATACAACATATTCAACTTCAACGTTGTTCCAAATATACTTTGTGTTTTCCGGTTTAATTGAAAACCTCTTTCCAAGTTTTGAAGCAAGTTGTGCCTTTGAAAAGTTCAGTTCACAACGCTTTCCAGTTTCATCAATTTTATAACACCAAATTTCAATTTCTCGAATTGAGTGTCTGAAACAGCGTTTATTGTTATACCATCCAACCCCAAACGCAATAAGAGATCCTTCTTGATTAGTCCAATGTTTGCGAATTTCAATTACAAGGTTTTGCATTTCCCAACCTGAGAAATCGTTTAAGTCTAGAAGACGTCCATCCTCGTAGACTTGAGCTTTGACTACCTTTGTAGACCAGAACATTTTTTTACTTAAAGGTTTACTTTTTCATAATAAATCCATTTTTAGATCAGCGCACTAGTAAGGGTTCCAACAACATATGCAATTGCAACAGCTACAGCTGCAAGAATAGCAGCGCCCATATACGAAGGAACGCCTCCAGTAGTATATGTGTTAGGGATGTATTGAAGAATGAGAGAACGAGGAGTTGAAAGTGACACGATCATCGCAGCTAAGAAAAACCCAAAGTATATCATAACACTTTTTAGAGCATACCGAGCAGTGTGAAACATGTGTTCTTGATTGGGAGAGGACGTTGCAGTTCTTCCCACAGTGGTATTGGTAGGCATGATAAAAGGATTCTCACCACCCGTAACTACGGGGGCAAACGTGGTTGCCTGCGGAAGTGAAGGATTCTGAACGGGTCCTCCACCAAGTAAATCAGCTAAATCAGTCGCTCCGTCTGCCATCTTTATTTACTGAAGGGCATAAACAATCTTCTGCTACATACGTATAGCATTTCTCCCCATGACGAACAACACGTCCTTCAATATCTGCAATTGGCATGCTTAGAAATTGAGTACTACTGAACGGTTTGTGAAAAAAGAGAACTACAACGCCCATGCCAATTAAAAATGATAAAAATGCGGCACCTTTTTTATCATGAAGGAGTTTTGAAAACTCTATCATTTATACTTTTGAGGCAAGAGATGTTGCGGTGGGAGTACACTCTTCTTCTTTTGCTTTGAACTTGACACATCCACTCTTTGTAAAGAACGGTTCTGTGTTATCGGGTGTAGGTAATGTCGGAATTTTACGAGGAGGAGGGCGAAATACAGCCACAACTAGCAATCCAACAATAGCACCTATAAACATCCATCCAGGGGATATCATTTGTAGTTATCTCTCTACTCTTTTCATCGCAAAGTGCATATGTGATACTTTACCTTTCGGCATCCCTTGAAATATACATAGTGAGTAAAGTCAGGGCCGCATTTAGTAGGAGTTAACGGAGTTGTTTGAGAAGGAAGAACGGGTTGTAGAGGACCGTAATTGGTGGCCACGTTTCCAATCTGTTCTACCTTTGTATTTCCAGCTTCTGCCATCACACGACGCTTGTTAGTATATGCCGCAGCGGACTTCATTATTAACCAGCAGGAATTCGTAACTTGCGACGAATAGGTTTTTGTTTCAGGGGTTCACTCGGAATTTGTTTAAGTTCATTAAATTGCTGCCGAGCTTGTTCGATAGCTAAACCCTTGTATACTATCTCCAGCTTCAATTTGAGGAGTTTGTCCATAATCTGATATGGGAACATTTCTTACGGCATTGTTCCATGTACGAGGTTCAAAGTGAATTTCTTTCATTTCTTCGGGTGGAGCTGTTCCATAACTTGAATACAGGAAGTATGCAAATGAGAACAGCACACCTACTAATAAAGCTATATTGAACCACCAAGAAAATATAGAATCTCGAACCGATTTAACCCAAAGAAGGTTGTTTTCAATCTTCTCCACGTTATCTTTTACCAAATGAAACATCTCTGTTTCAATACAAGAAGATTACATGGTCTCTTTAAGCACAGTTTATGGTGTCACAATTGTATTGGGAAGCTTGGCAGCCATTGGATCCGCATTTGTGGGCACAAAGGTATATCCGATTCAAACGGGGGGTGATCCTTTAGCAGGTCCTGCTTTGCTGGGAGCCACTATAACAGGAGCCTTTGCAGCTGCAAAAAAGGCGGTTGAACCAGCACCCGAACCTTTAGCCACTGAAACTGTAAAACTTCAAGATGTCCCCGAACCTGTTCCTGAACCCATCACAGAACCAAATGTTGTAGAAGAACCTGCTCCTGAAGCTGTAGAGCAGTCTACAACGTGAACGGGGAGATTTTCAAGAAGTTTATCAATGTAAGAATTTGTAGAATTGTGTTTGCAAATAGAAACAGATTTTGAATGACTCGCTAAAATCAATCGGACAACTTGATAGTGTTCGATTGGTTTTAAATTTTTCATACAAATTGTAATTGGTACATCTTTGTACACTAAGTGTTCACAAATTACATCCATTATTTAAAAAGAAGTCAGAGGCTGTGTATACGGGTTCTGCTTGTAGGCGTCCAGGATCCCACTTTCATTGCGATTGATGTAGACATCCTGCTGGAGAGGAGCATTATAGCGGTATGAACCCAGGTGCTCAGCGTTTGCATTGATACGCTGCAGAGGAACATTAATACGAGTTGCATCTGCAAGAACTGATTCATCTCTCTTGGTTTGAGTCGCATACTGATCAGCACCAATTGAGAATCCAGTACCTTGTGCTCCAGCAGGACCCGGGCGGCCCTCGGCGGTCAGCTTCATGAACTCCTGATACGGTTCCGTGAATGCACGGATGTAGGATGCAAAGATAGAATTACCACCTGCCTGACCATTGTAGGCTACACTTGTAGACTCACGAGCCTGCAGCTTCATCGGCTGCTCGGGGTAGATGTGAGGAGCAGTTTGAGCACCAACTGCAGTGTTCACACGATCCATACCGAGGATTTGGAAACGATCGGGCTTGTTCTTCTTCACATCAGCCTGAATACCAGGGAGAGTAATTTGGTTTGCACCCTGAATCATAGGAGGCTCATACGATAATTTAGGCTTTGTTGCAACACGGAGTTCATCAGTAGTCTTCGGAAGTTCGTATTCGCGAAGCTGATCTTGCTGGAACCCGCCCTTGCCCAAATTGGTGTATCCATCATTTGCACCCGGACCAACACGAACTTGTTCAACGGGGAACACGTTGCGCATTTGTTGACCGCTCACCATACGAGATTGATAAAAATCAGATTCATCTTGATTTCCAAAAGGATTTCCAGTTGCGGGCTTGGCGTCAAAGAATGACTTTACTTCACGCTTTTGGAAGTACTCCTTTCCTGCTCCAGTGTGGTGGTCTAATATACTGTCGGTACCACCAGAATACATACTTTGCGTTACACGGGCTCCAAAGAATGGAACCTCATTGTTGTGTCCCTTTGCTTCCTGAGAATGGACTACCTGGTCCGTGTGAGCAGTTGTAGGACGGGGGGCTGAAGTAAATTGCTCTTGAACTAGGGTTAAAGGATCATCTCCACGTTGAGGCTGTTGAGAAGCTAACATATACCCAACGGCACCAAGGCCTGCTAAAAGTGCTAACTCAATCATTTGTATTTCGTGCTTACTTTTTCTTCTCTATTTTGACAGCTTGTGATTGAACAGGAAAGATTGCATGATTTTGAGGCTTGTGAAAAAGCCACTGTAAATTTCGGTGAGTTTGATCTTGGTCTTGTGTGGGTTTCGGTTGTTCGACTGGGGCAAATGGTACTTCGTCTCGTTCGGGGACGTAAACCTTTCGGTTAATGGGACTATCAAGAGCATAATTGCTCATTTATGTATGAGTAGATACATTCCACTCGGACCACCCAACACGATTAAAGGGCGAGACAACCATCTTATTCAGCATAGACTTAAACTTGTTCACTTCCTTATTAAATTCAGACGGATCAGAGCCAGGAAGAGGAAGGGGAAACTTGGTATCCTTGTTTCCAGGCTTTGTTCCATAGCAATTCACTCCGAACTTCGTATTGGGATCAAAATATCCACCATTTACTCCAGGGCGACCACATCCAGTACGCTTAGAGGTATCCGCTTCTGCTTGGAGCATTGTCCAAGTTGAGTCTTGAGTGGGGAATAAAGCCATACCGCCTTTAGACCATCCGTATCCACACCATTCAGCACCAGATGCATATGCTTCCATAAGTTGATCGTAGGATGCCAAGTCAGCACCATACGCTGCACAAACAGCGGGGGCATCGTCATACGTATATTCATTTCCGCTTACGTAGAAGACTTCCTTCTTTACGAAGTCAGCAGTAGGGACGATCTTTGCTGTGGGTGCAGGTGCAGGTGCACGCTCGTGAAATTGAATGTCTACTCCAGACGTGTCTGAAGATACCTTAAAATATCCAAGTTGATACAGAACGTATCCGAGGATAGCAGCCATTGTAAATACCACAAAGACTGACGACAAACTACCAGTTGCACCAAATACGATTACACTAAAAAATAGGACTCCGATTATGGAGATACCAATGACCATTGGATAGGAAACCATCTTGTTAATCTTCTAGGCGATAATAAATCAGAATTCTCATCATATTTGAAACTGGGAACTGTTTAGCCCCATGTTCGGTAATACTTTGGTCATCAAACGTAAACCAAGACGACCCCGGAGGCATATTTCTGGCCCGTGTCCACCAGTGAAACCCGTTGTAACAGAGAATACTATTTAGAGCATACTTTTTGCCATTCAAAACTAAGATACTCGAATAATCAATTGAACCAGCTGTAGAATTCATATAAAACATCATAATTTTAGGAAACGTTCCAATCAAGTGCTGACGAGTACATCCTTTCTTTTGACATTTATCGCATTTCCAATCAGGGACTGTATTGGGAATTACGGTGTTCATAATACACTGCGAGATAGGTACATGGTTTCCTTCTGTTGAAATTGTGTATTCAATCACACTTTCTTCATTTACTTGCTTTTCCTTACAACTTACACATTCTGTGGTATCTGCTACTTTAAATCTGCAAAGTTGATCTAGGTAGGGAAGTTTATCGCATAAATAATGAAGTAATTCGTGTGAATCTCCAATTCCATGACCTGCTGGCATTTTTTCAGTACGAACAACATCAAAGAAATCTTTCAATCCAAGTTTTCCTCTGGAGATCCAAATGTTCTCTAAGCAAACATCAATTGGATTTGCTTTGTCTGCCTGATTGTTTGAATATCGTTCTTGAACTTCTGGGAATCGAAATACAGCTTGAAGACAGGCATTGACCCAACAACTTCCATTAAAATTTTGTAATCCGAACATCTCTTTTCTCTTGCCCATCTTTAGAAAAATGCGTGAAAAAGACAAATGGACTACAAGGAAAAATCCAAATATGCAGAGCCAGATGGCCCAACATATACAAATCCGAAAACGGGGGAAATCATTTTACTTCGTGCAGATCAAGAAGTTCCTGAAGGGTTTGTGAAAAAAGGAGGACGGCGTCGTCCCATGACTCGTAAACAGAAAAAGAGACGCTCAACGCTGAAACTTAGAAAAGTCCGTTAAGAAAGGTTGAGGAGGACCGCTTGTAGGAAATGCTTTTTGAAGATCAGGGTTGTAATCGTACGTTTCATCTTCAACTTTATCTGACTCATGTTTTGCAGATTTTATCTTTTCACCCGGAACAGCTACAACATCGGGTCCATAAATATCAGGATATGTGCTAGTAGAATCTGTCTTTGAAGACGGCTTGGTAGGTGCAGGGTGTTCAACAGGTGCTACTTTAGGTCCATAAATAGGAGCTTGAGTAGGCGCATCAGTCTTTTTCTTATCTTTTGTCTTATCGTTCGTTCCATACTTTTGGAGCGCACTCATAAGATCTTTGTTGGTCATGTGTTCATATGTCGTCATCGACATTAAAAATATCAGCAGAGCAAGTGCAACCAGCAGAAGCATCATTCTTCTCTTTACTCAAAGCAAAGAAATGCCTGGAAAAACTCGTAAACATTCCAAAAAGTCGCACAGACGTCGCACACTTCGTCGTATCCCCAGACGTACTAAGAAAGGCGGGGCTGATTCTCAAGCCTTAACTCCCCCCGATTCATCGTTTGGTTCTAAAATTGGAGCTCCTGTGAACAGCGATAATGCGTGGCACAAAATTGCCTAAGAAATACATAAGATGTCTACACTTATACGATACACTCCTGGAGGAAATCAGTGTAACTTAGGCGTTCAGTATAAAAATCCCGGTCCTCCGGGTCCAATTGGTCCTACAGGCCCTTCGGGAGCCCAAGGAATCCCTGGAACTGCAGTAGCTGTTGGGGCTACGGGATCTACTGGTCCTTCTGGAGTTACAGGGCCTTCAGGGGCCCAAGGAACTACTGGTCCCACAGGTGTTTCAGGTCCTACTGGTCCTTCTGGAGTTACAGGGCCTTCAGGGGCCCAAGGAACTACTGGTCCTACAGGTGTTTCAGGCCCTACTGGTCCTTCTGGAGTTACAGGTCCTACGGGTCCTTCGGGAACTACTGGTCCTACTGGTCCTTCGGGTCTTATTGGTTCTTCAGGTCTTTCTGGCCCAACAGGTCCAACAGGTCCTACTGGCGCTACCGGTCCAACTGGTCCCCTTCTTCCTCAAGGAAAGACATTAACTGTAGATTCAGTGAACGGTAATGATACAACTGCGGCTGCCGACAAATACAAGCTTCCTTTCTTAACAATTTCTGCTGCACTATCAGCTGCGTCTTCCGGCGAACTTGTATTTGTTCGCCCCGGAACATACAATGAAACATTAACAATTCCATCGGGTGTATCGTTAAATGGAGCAGGTGCTCAAGCCGTTATCGTTCAACAACTCAACGCTGTTTCGAACACAATATTGCTTACTATGAATACGAACACTCGTGTTGAAAATTTTACATTTAATTTATCATCGTCTGCAGCTGTGAATTTAACGGGTGTACTGTTTCAAGATGGAACAACTACAAATGCCAAACTCCGAAATTCAATTTGGACAATTACATCGACAAATGCTGGAGCCAATACAATCCTTGGAGTAGCATCTCCGTTTACCAGCACAGCTCCTACGAGTACATTTACAAGTCCAAATGCAATTCAGCGTTCTACGATCAATGTAATTTCTGCAAGTACTGGAACAACTCGCGGTATTTTAGTAAGTGGAGCAAATCGATTTGCTGTACGAGATATTGTTGTCTACGCTCGTGGAACAGGTAGTAATATTGTAGGGGTTGAAACAACAAATGCAAATGCATTTTTTGATTGCAAGACATCTTCTATTTCAGGAACACTATATGATGTTAACCAAACATCTGGGGTTATTCAACTTGGAGCAACAGATTTAGTGAACAATAATGCAAATGGAAATGGGTTTTCCACTTCAATAGAACCATCCCACCTTTTGTTCGTGCTGGGTCCAACTGTTGATTACACAGGAGCTGGAAGTCTTGTACCAACTCCAGCAGGAACATACTACCTATCACCTGGAACAAGTGTTGCAAATTTTGCTAGTTTAGTTGTAGGTATTCCATTTGCACAACGTGTTATCGTGTTTGATGGTGTAATTTCATCAACAGTAGCAATTCCTGTAGGAGTTACTGTTACTGTAAATTTATATAAATCGGCTACACCAAATGTTCTCGGTACATCGTTCAAATCTGCAACATTAAATAGTTCAACACAAAATGTAGTTATCAATAACTTTGCAACAACGTTTGAAACTACTGATTATTTTCAAGCAAGCTGTAATATATCAGGTGGAAATTTGACAGCAGGAACAAATATATGTATCGCTATTGGCATCTATTAATTCAGAGTGAACAAATACAAGGTCTGATTCAAATCTTGAAGAATCGTATCACGAATGTTGAGAAGTTCCGTATCAGTTCTCTTCAGCTTGCGAGGCAGGTCGTTTTCCAGCCAATCGATTGCCTCACGTAACATTTTTTCAGCTTCCTTGTCCGAATGATTGCGCAAATGAATAGAAGCTGTCTTTCCTCCTAACTTAGGACGACCATATCTACCAATATAGACCTCTACAAATTGGTCAATATTCGTATCCAACTTTGTAACCAAATCGTTTGTTGCGATGTGGCGTGGATAATTCATGGTCTGCCAGTGATACAGTTTGATTTGATCACGCAGGGTCATCATTAAATGAACTATTTCAGCCGACATTATTTATTTACTGTACGGATGTTTTTGTTGAATTGGCATAGCTTCTGTCTTGAAAAGACCCTTTGAAATTGCTTTGTCAGCAGCCGTTGGACCTTCCCATGTTCCCTGCATAGCATCGTATCGTGCTTGAATTGCCGGTTGCCTGGGTACCAAATCCATAAATCCAGAAACACCCGCTTGATTGCTAGATGTTTCATACGGTGCTGCCGTAGGCATAGACGTTACAGGGATTTTTTGAGATCCCAGAGCGGCCAAATATCCAGACCAATGTTGTTCCATTTATTCTATTAAATCTTAAAAGTTGATTCCAAACACCACACGGGTTGACTGTCCTGATTTTCCCACTGAATTTTGGATATGATTTTTCCAGAGACTCCAGACGGAAATGTAGATTTGCTCGTTTCGTTGTAAACTCCAATAGCCTTTGGACAACTTGTTTGCGTACAAAGATCATCAACTGTAGGCGTAAACGGAAGACCATTTAAAGTTACAGAATATTTGGCATTTCCTCCAGTAAGGTTGCTTTTCAAATCATACGCAACCCAAAGTTCGGTAGCATCTCCTCCAACTGGATTTGAAGGAGTAAATCCAAATCCGGTAATACTTGCTTGGTCTGTGGTCGGATTCCCACAATCTTTAAGTGTTACACTCGCAGCTAAACAAGTAATAGCTCCTCTTAAGAATCCCATTTATCTTAAGTATCGGATATTGAGTAAATGAAGGAAGTGACGGAAACGGGTGAAATTAAAAAGCTCATGCGTTCAGAAGAACCTGTAGCTATTTTTTATTATTCTGCAACGTGTGGACACTGCAAAGTCATGCACACTCCTTGGAAGAATTTAGAAGAAGAGGATCAGGGTAAGACTGCGTTCTACAAGATGGAGAGTGCAAATATTCCATCCGAGTTCGGAATTATGGGATATCCGCATTTTGTACTTGTAAAGAATGGGTCCGTCGTAAAAACTACAAGCGGTGAAATGTCACAAAAAGATCTCAAAGAAAAGTTATTTGGTGGTTCAGGCGTTGGTCTTGCGTTTGCTAACGGAGGACGCCGCAGAAGGGCTCGTACCCGTAGGCTTCGTCGTCGTGTTCGGAAGGTCGCGCACAGAACCCTTCGCCACTAAATGTCCTTCACTCAGGATCTTTCCATGACGAGCAGGGGCAGCAGACGAATAATCGGGCTCATCCATTCCCTTTGATATCCATTTCTTAAATCCATCCAAATCGTTGGGGACTTGAGAAGATTGGAGTGTGTGGAATGTTCTCATAGCCTGAGTCTGATCAAAGAGATCTGTTGTATCCATGTACATATCAGTTGTCTTCTGGAAATTCTTATAAATTTCAGCCTTCACATCTCTGCGATTTGTAGGAGCAGCATCTTCACGATTCGGGTCATCTACAATTTCAGTAAGCATGACATTCATAAAGGGATTGCTTTGAGAAGGCATTGTGTAATTTCCCTTCTTGTGAGTTGCACCTCCTGTGAACGGTTCAAGTGTTTTTCCATTGGGAAACAAATTGAACAGCACAACAGTGAACATCATCACAATTGGAATTGTGAGAAGATACACAGTGATCCCAGTTGCCAAAAATAGGAATACTGCAAAGTACACTGCGAATCGGACAACCGAATTTAAACTTTCAGCCGTTGTCATTCCCTGGAGCGGAACAAACTTGCTCCACGAGGTAGACGTAAATAAAATAGCTGGATCTTTGAACCAAATTTGTTCTGGCATCTTATTTTTAGCGTGAGTTTTTCTCACGCTGTTTCTTCTGTAGACGAGCTAACATTCTTTGACGACGAGCTTCCGGAGAATTTCCCATAAGAACATGAGCAGGAACTTCGGCACGAGTTCCTCCCAGCATATCGTTAAACACGTTTCCAAATAGACTTTGAACTTTCGCTTTGATTCCTTCAATTTCAGATACAATTTGTTGCTGAGTAAATTCTCCTCGCTCCATCTTCTGCTGAATCATTCCCTGAATCTTGGAAATGGCTTTCTTCATTTTTGGGTTCTCCGGATTGCGAAGAGTCTCCACAAGCTCCTGAGGATTTTCAAACCCAATTTCAAATTCAGATACATCAATTTCTTCGATCAGTTTTAGAAAGATCTTTGCAATTCGAGTTTCCTGAATGTATTCAAGAATTTCCTTGAAATAATCTTCGCTCTTTTCGTCTTCCAAAATACGACTGACTTCATCGTTTTCTTGTCCAGAACCAGTCCACATTCCCTTCACAACCGAAAACAGGGATCCAATTTTATCTTTAAAATCGCCATGAAAGAAGGATCCCAAAACACACATAAAAACATGCTTCCAAATTGCATCACGGTTTGCTTCATTCTCTTTCCAGAGGGTTGAAATATTGATGGCTCGGAAAGAAATGGGAGAATCAAAGAAGGTTTCATCGCGTTTAAGAATCTTAAGCAGGTGAGGGTAATACGTAGTTTCAATGTGCTTTACAGTTGTATCTACATCTTCATCCGAATCGGGCAAATTCTCAAAAAATGTAGTTTGAATATCTTTGTAAAACGCATCAAAGAGTTGTTTCGTTTCCATTTACGTTTATGGTTTAAAATACTATTTAAACTGTATCGTAGTACATCAAATCCTCTTCTGGAGGATGGTACATTGCATACGCCAATCGAGCAACACATCCACATCCTATAAAGATCAAAAAACTTACTGCCACACTAGCTAAAATTTGATCTTCATCCATTACCAATTTCCGCATCTACGATCTAAATAAGCATCTAGCTTTGCAAGTTCTCCAGGTGGCCATTCAATTGGACAGCTGAATTCACTATAAATTCCACCGCACCGATATCTATTGCAATGCCAACAAATCCAATATGTTTTCCAAGCATGCTGAATTTTCAACGCTGCTTGGGTTTGGAAATCCATGTTGTTTACTAGTTAAAAGTTTATGATTCAAGTAAGTTCGTTTTTAAGCTCTGTTTCCACCACGAGACGCGAAGAGCTTCTTATCGGGCTCTGAAAGGCAGACGCAACCAGTATCGGTGTTAAACGCAGAAGGGCAGCAATCGGGAGACGTCTTGTTGCCTACGAGTAACATGAGTTTGTTAGTATCCATGTGAGTGTTAGCAGGAGAGCTTCCAACAGGGAGGGCCTCCGTGGCTGACCATCCACCTACAGCAGCACCATCGTACGGACCGATTCCTTCTGCATTGAGAGGCATACCGGCTTCCTGCTGCATGAAATCTTCCTTTGTGGCGGGCTTGGGGGCAGGCATTCCATACTGAACAAAGAGTCCGGCTAATACAGCCGCAACAAAAACTGCTACGATAAGTGTTGTCTTGTCGACCATCTTTATTATGAAGTAGAGCATGATTTTTTATGCGCCAGCTGCTGCCAATGTGGATGCCAGCACTAATGTAATCGCAAGAAGTTCAGGCTGAAATAAAGCTAATACAAATGAGATTGCCAGCATAGCAATTACAAATGCCTTGACAATGCTTATAAACAGTTTTACGAATGCTTCCATGAAAGATACCAACACATACACAAGGTAAGACGCAATATACCCCTGACCCACAAATCGATCTAATACATCTCGAATCTTAATTAAATAATGAACAAAAACGCTTGATGAAGATGCGATCTTTGAAAAAGTAGATGCTGCAAACTTCAGAATCACATTGCGAATCATAGAAAACATACTGCGAAATGTAGAAAGTGGTTTTATAAACTCGCCCAATGACCCCGTAACTGTTCCCAGGAGAGCGTGAATTCCATCTAGAGGCACCTTGAGAATTTCATGACTAAATTGATTAATGCAAAATAGGAAATTCTCCTGAGTGGTTACATCTGGGCGAATAGACCCCGCAAACGGTATATAGATGGGGTTACATCTGTATTCATTCCAATTCAGTTTCATTTTTTCCAGTGATTCGCTAGCATGAATTGCTAACATCGCAAGAATAATGAGTATCGGGAGCCCGAAGAATGCATACATCATACTACTATTAATTTACCACGAAACCTTCCTGATGTAATAATCGAATCTTTCATAACGTGATAATAAGGTTCGGTTGTTTCAAGTTCATCGAGCAAATAGACTTGCGACTCCTCGGACGTCACGGGGAACATCGATGACTCTGTGATAAGTTGATATACATATACAGGGTGATCATTGTATATGGTTTCACCGATATCAACTGCCTTATAAATTTTGTTATCTTTGTAGACCCATGTATTCGGCGACATTTCAACTCCATTTACGATACAGGAGTGATTGCCTTCAACTTTGTGGACACAAATACCTTTCACAACGTCTCCATTTTGTAGGACATCTCCAACTGCAATGTCAGAAATAGAACTTACAATGCCTCCACGAAGATTAACAACTGTATCGTGTGTGACGCCAGTTTTCTCTGAATAAAACTTCTTTGAACCACGACCGTTGTACAGCATTTCAATGTATCTGTGCTTGAAGTCAAGTACAACGTAATCACTCGTTTCTACAAAATCCAAGAATTCATGATTGCGAATTGAAAGTCGGTGAGTGTTCGTATTCAAACAAACCAAATTCTTAGAAGGTTTTGTTACCTTCTTTGCATTGGGGTGTGCATCGACACGAATGAATTTGTTTTTATAATTTACTTTGTGGCTTCCGGTAACCAAAATTCCATTTAAGTTATACATTTGGATACCGGTACCATCAAGTTTATAAGTCGATGTAACAATTGCAAAGTTTTCAAGCAATCTGTCACCAATTTTGACATCCTTCATTGCTTTAATTCCCTGGAACGTGGAAATTTGAGTATTCTCATCAAAGCAGAGGAATGACATTACTTTTCCAACGGGACCATTCACAGTAGATTCTCCTGCTTGCATTCCGCTGTAAAAGATGTATACAAAGCTATACATAACTCCAACTACACGGGCTAAAATTGTACGCATACGAATTACAATGTATTGAGTTTGAGCCATAACATTATGAATCTTTCCAAAGACACTTCCTACAACTCCAAGCATACCTCCACGTACACTGCTAAACATACTTCTGAACGAATTCATTGCACCCCCAATTTCAGTGACTGTATCGTTAATAACTGAAAACTCGGCCATAATAGGATCCATCACAAATCCAGCATAATCGTGGAATCCCTTCATCGTGCATTTTGTAAAGTTTGACATAACATCGTCACCTACCAATCCTGCTACTGGCATGTACATGGGGTTACAGCGATATTCAACCCAGTTTTTCTTTAGAAATTCAACTTGAGATTGTGCAAATAAGTACAAACTTGTTAAAATAGCAACAACTGTGGCCGTAATGAATATGACCGTGTCCATTACTTTATGTATCTCAAAACGGATTTGACGAAAGTACGTTCGTTTTTTCGTACATTACAATGGATTATCACAGAATGTCACTTGTGGAGCTTAAACAAGCTGCACGTGATCATAAACCGCCCATTAAACAATACTACATTAAATCAAGACTTGAGTTAATCAAACTTCTTAGTATGAAAGAACTGCCTCAAACGTATGTACTTGAAAAAAAGACAATTGCAGAACTTCGTAAAGAAGCGATCGAAAAAGGACACAAAAATATTTGGAAACTCAAGAAAGCAGACTTACTCGATTTACTGTACCCTCGCTCTCAGCAAAACAACAAGGATAACGATCATGCAAAGAAACATGATGACCCAAAGTACGGTGAAAGCGAGTAGGTAAGGATATAAATAGTGAAATACTTTGGCCAAAATAGGTCGAAGTATATTAAGTTCAAAATAAAGTTGGAATTCGGGAGATGAAAAAAAGGAAACCGGATCTGCTAGAGGGTGTTTTTTCATACTGTTTTTTGTCTACGTTTGGATATAAACATAACAATGAAAAGTTCGCAGACTCGTTTAGCACTTGTTCTTGGCGGCGTTGTTCTCGTGGCCTACCTCCTCAGCAATTATTCCAGCGGCAAGGGTTCTGTAGGCGAAGGCCTCGAGCAGGTAAAGGGTGCTCTCGGTGTACAGGGTCCTCTTTCTGATTCTGGTCCCCACGGCAAGCCTACTGCCAGTGTTGGCGGCAATGCCCAGCCGGTTGAGTCTGTTCAGGGCCGTCACCCTGCATCCCAGTCCACCTATTCTGACACTACGCTGAGCGCCGGCGAACTCCTCCCTAAGGGTGGCCTCGGTGCCTCCTGGGCTGCGGTAAATCCCTCTTCTATGGGTGACCTGAAGGGCCAGAACTTCCTTGATGCCGGTTACCACACCAATACGGCCATTGCTGGTGTTTCTCAAACGAACCGCAATGCGACTTGGGATGTCCGCTCTGAGCCCCCCAATCCTCAGGCCAAGGTTGGTCCCTTCCTCCAGACCACTATTGAGCCGAATCCCTTCAAGCGTGGCCTCGATGCTTAAAGTAAAAAAGACCCCTCCTGGATCTTAATTTGTTCCTTCAATCATCGCCTGAAGATAGGCATTTCTCGCGTACATCATCGCGAGCTCTGACTCTGTCATCCTCTCCCAGGCCTGGGAGTGATAGGTCTTGATAGCCGTATCAACCTCCGCACAATGCGTGTTGTAGGCCTCAATGATGCGCTGCACCTTCTTGCGATTAACTCCCACCCCGTTCACAGCCATTTCAACCTCCTCAAGGAATGTATCATCGGTATATTCCTTGCGGTAATACTCGATGACAGCCGCGTTCTTCTCATGAACCGCGACCATCTCCTCGTAGGCGTTCTTCAGCTGCTGTACTTTGGTAGGCATCTTCTTCTCATCGAAAGGTATCTTCTTGAAATGAATAAATCCATTTTAAAACCAAAAAATCTATTGGGTTTGTGTCACGGGTTGTCTCCCGGAATTAATACTGTACACTTTTTCTCAAGGCGCAGTGTGAACCTATCCCAGCTCGGTGTTAGAAATGTCGGCATTAGCTTCCGCAAAGACATCTCAAAGAGCTACTCTTCATAAACTTAGTTTTTGCGAATCCATTTTCACTGCAAGTAATAATGTGGCCTATTGCCCTTTTAGCAGCTGGGGGAGCTTTAGCTTTCGCATCCCAACGTGGACCTAAAAATTTAGTCCAAGTTCGAAGCAGACGTGATGGAAATTTGTACAATGTACAAAATCTTCCCGATAAAGAAGAAGCTGCTGATAAACTAGCAGAAATTCGTGGGAATCTTGATAAACTCATTGATCACTACAAACAGGATCCTGCGTCAATAGGCGATCCTCGAATCAAGGTAATGGTTGAACGGTTTCATCCTGAAAACATGTTTGAAAATGATATTGATGAAAGCACTACATCTTATTCAGAAAACAAGGGTGAAAAAATAGTTGTCTGTATTCGTGACAAACGTCCGGGGAATCCATTTGTAGACACAAATACAGTTATGTTTGTTATCCTGCATGAGATGGCGCATTTGATGACAACAACTGTTGGGCATACTCCTGAATTTTGGGCCAACTTTCGTATTCTATTAAATGATGGGTCAAAAATTGGGATTTACACCCCTGAAAATTATGCCCATACTCCAAAATTGTATTGTGGCATGACGATTACCGACACACCTCTTTAAGGGCGATTTGTTCTTCCAAGCTCAGTTTGAAGAGCTTGAACTTGTCTTTTTAGAGATTCAATGCGTTTCTTCTGCCTATCCGGACAAAGACTATCTGCACGAATACACTTTCCAAGCATATCCATAGTGAATGGTGATACCTCCTTTTTGTCTGTATTGTGGAAGCATCCGCGTTCCACCATACATCCTCGGGTACCATAACCATACTCGTCAATAACAGTTGTTAGTTCAGACTTGGTCCATGCTTTGTTTGCAAGAAATGTCTTTCTGAGTTCAAGCTCCGATTCATCATCGAACCACCCATCAAAGAATTCTTCAAATTCCTTCAAATAGAATTTGTAGTGAACTCCCTTTGGAGTTTGTAAATTTACAACAACGTATCCATACTCTTCGTAATTACCCACAAGATATACAGTAGTTCCATCGTTGAGAGGAACTTCGATGTAAACTTTAGATGGTTGGTGTTGTCCACCTACGTGCTCGCACGACTTTCCGCAGCATGCACATTCGTAATCGAAACAACCCATTGTATTTTGAAGTAAGAACAAATGGTTAATCTTAAATTCGTTTTTATACGTAGAGGAATAAGATGTTAAAGTCTACGGTGACAGACTTTGCAACAAAGCAAACCGTTCCAATTTCATATTTTGAAGACGACACGATTAATGTAGTTCGTCAACAGATTGCAATTGCGCTAAATACTCATCCCGATAGGCTTTTCATTTTGGTTTCGGTAAAGCTTGATCACGATTATTATCAAAAGGATCCCCGACGATGGGAAGCTTTGTTTAATCGGCTGTCGTACAATCAACAACCGATTACAGATGTAGCTCTTCAAGAATATGTGACAAACTATAGAACTCCTGCTATTTCTATGAGAGCCGCAGAAGTTGATAAAACTGATTGGATGGAGAAACCGGAAGACTTAGAAGAAATTCACACACCTACTCAAACATTTACCGAATATCGTATTTTTGGAGTTGAAGAATCTCAATCATACATTCTGCCACTTCAATTTAATAGCGTATTGGCATCTCGCATTCCAGCTGCTAAATTCCCACTACCTTTAGTGAGCACACTTATTTCAACTTTGTACAAACCATCTCAAATTGAAGGATTCTTAGCAATTCCATACGATTCTTCTGCGGATTCTGCAGCGTCTGTTTATTTTCCTTTCCTGCGATCAACAACTCCTCCTCGTGTAACAGATGAAGAAGTAAACCTTCTTACTAAAAATTCAAAATTATTGAATGATCTTTTAAATTTGAAAGTATTTGAACCGACATCCGTTTCAATTACACGTGTACGATTCTATGCAAAGTTTGTGACAAGTGATTTCGGTTCTGCAGTTCGAACACGATTTGAACAGATCTTTTATGGATTAACCGTATCCCCAGAAGTTCCATACATTCAATATTTTACAGGACGCAATGAAGTTGCACGACACAAGTTTTATGTTGAAGATCCAAAAACTAAGAAGCCATATGTAGATATGAACAAATGGAACAGCTGGGTTTCTAGACCTCCTCAGCGAAACATTCCAACTCTGCTGTTGTTCCGCGGAGACACAAAAGATAGTTATGATCGTATATCCGTTACGGCCAGC